TAGGATCATACCCGTGACCCTCTTCAACCTCTCTGAGGTCTTCTGGACGTAGATTAGAGGCCACCTCTATGGCAGCCTCCAATGTTATTGGGTGAATGTATTTAGACACGTCTATAGTTTTTGGGTGTATAATCTCCTTCAAATGTTAAAGCATGTAATGTTGCAGGAGCTGGGTGTTTTGATTTAAGTAATACTTCTACATTAGTATTCTTTTCATATACTGGTACTGTTTGTATATCCTCTGGTAAATAAGGTGCATCTGATACACTATATTCGTCTAATGCAGGAGCTTCATATTCTTGAGTATAATTAGTCTTAGGAGCTACTCTTTGTAAAGTAGTTTCATATAAACCTGATTTACCAAAAGCTAATTTAATCCTATGAATAACTAAAGATGAATTAATATCAGATTTACTTGTTCCACCTTGAGCTTGAGTGAGATAAAATGTTGGAAAATGAACAGAGTACTCATATACATATCCTATATAGAATGTACCGTTAGACCAATTTCCAGGTACTGTAAAATCATCTCCATTAATAATAGTACACTTAGCATATCTACCTACTCTAGTAGCATTTGAATCTGTATCAACTAAAACTAAAGTACCATTAGGTGATGTTACTTGATCTATCCAGTCTGATTGATTAGTAAATGTAGTTAAGGTATTATTATGGATACCATTACTTACAGTAGTCCAGTTATCAAGATGTATGAGATAATTAGATGTATCAGATCCTACAGTTTCATCTAAGCTAGGATCTGTATCCTGTTGCATTAGACTTAGTTTCATTAAGAAATTATCTGTATCTAATATAAAATATTCATCATCTATAATGAAATGATACTTAATTGGATTATTAAACTTCCATTTAAACCAAGCTTGCTGTTCTCTCTTCTCACCATAAGTTAGATATTTATACCCATAAACTAAACAATCAGTTGATTCAGATTTAGCAGCAAGAACAATACTATTTTCTCTAGAGTTAGTAATTAAATCTATATTTTTCGGTAGTAAACTGGAAACAAGCTTACTCATTTCTGCAACTATAGGTTCTTGTTCTCTTTGTATATTAGCCATTTCATTAAAACGACTATATTTACCTGAGTTATCTATATATCCTACAGAAGTACCTAAAGATATAGGAGGTATATTTTTATTATAATTATATGTAGATATACTTCTTAACTTAGCTGTATCTGGATTCAATATCTCTGCATCAGAAGATAATAAAAACTGTTGATTAGTACTGAAAACTGCTAGACCAGCTGCTACTTCTATCCCATCATATAGCTCAGATGGAAACATAGAACTACAAGATATATCAATAGGATCTGTAGCACTAACAGCTAGAGCAGTCTTAGAGAAGAAAGAAGGTTTAGATAATTCTCCAGGTCTAGATAAGATAACATTTGGACCTGATAAAATTGCTATTCTATTACGGAAAAATAATACTTTATTTATTTCATTATCAACAAAAGAAGGTACAGGATTAGTATCTGTATCACCTATTTCACGCTCACCCCAAGTATTTTCTTTTATTATAAATCCTACATCACCATTAACTAATGGTACACGTTGCAAGATATGAGGCATAGTAGCTACATTTAAACCTTTCGCTATACCAGGCTTTGCACATTCTTTCCATGCACCAGGACCATCAAGATTATTTTCACCTACAAATTTCATGTAGTAATCATCTTTATCAGATCCACTAGAGTTAGTTACTTTAACTATATATCCATGTCTACATTGTACAGGTAATTCTGATACATCATTAACTTCAGACTGCATGACTCTCATCAAGTCTTTATCAATTACTTCAATATTAAATTTAGCAGTAGACATAAAGTATAATCCATCACCTATACGGCGTAAATTAATATCTGGATTAATACTATTATTCATAGTATTGAACTCTTCTATAATTCCACCAAGTATTGCATCAGTAGTTACTGCTGTATCTTGATCAAATGGAGTAGGCTCTGGTCTATGAATACCATAAGCACCACCAGCTATACTACCTTTAGTTAGAGCTGGTTCATGGGCAGTAACTTGAATGGTATAATTGTAACCTTTCATCGTTACAGTTACCTCATCATTTGTAACCCAGTGCTCACCACCATGTAAAAGGACAATATCTTTTGTATAAATACAAGAGAAATCAGCTGCATCATCCGCACCACCGTCTCCTTGGATATATGTAGTTGAAGCTCCTCTTGTCGTTAATCTGAATATTAAATTTTTTCTTGCACCTACACCTGTTACATTAAATACTTCTGTACCAGTAGCAGGGCAATGTCCCATACTAGGAGTTTGACCACTAGGTACAGTATCCGATTTAATCCTTACTCTTGTTGCAGTAGAAATATTATGTGCCATCTCCTCATCATAAACATTTAAACTATACTGCCTCCCATTTTCTGTTCTTAATAAATCAAGATAAGCATAATAGGCATCAGGTCGGGCATCAGTTGTACCTGTAGTACTAACTTTTTTAGTTCTATTGTTTAAGAAGGTAGTATCGTTAATAGTTAATGCTTGTATATCTTCTGTAGCTGTAGCACTGCTAGGAGTTAGATAACTTTGTATTCTTGTTGTTGCTGTAGCTACTGATTCAACGTAATCCCACCGAGTAGTACCATCACTTATATTTGCACCAGTACCAGATGGACCACTACCTGAATTAGCTGAAACACCATGCGTATCACATTTATAAATGTTACCACCATTACTTACTACATCTCCTATATCATAAGCTCCTGAAGTTTGCCATGGACCTGCTCCATAATACATTGATTTCTCATCACCATCGGTACAACTCCACATTCTAACTCCACCGTCAGAAGCTACTTGTCCTAAATAAGATCCTTCTGTTTCATCTCTAAAGTAATGAAAATAACTACCATTATTCTGTATATTAAGTAAGGGTACAGTTCCTATACGTTTAGTTCCAGGTCTTTTACTTAAACCATCTACTACATCAGGTATACCATTAACTATATCTTTTACTTGACCTGGAAACTTTTTCAGATCTGGTTGATGAGACATACCAGCATAGTATGTATCTATTGTTTGAGTTACTCCAGCCATTACCTTCCTAATGTCCTCCAAGGTTGATAGGAATTATAAACTGAATCTTCTGGTAAACCAAACATAGTATGATTACCTTGATTACATTCATATTCCATTATTGCAGCTCTAGCTAGTACTTCTTGTTGAGCTAATAATTGAGCTAGTTGTGCGTTACCAATTAACTGTGTAGCAGCTCTAACTGAAGATCTATATATTATATATCTTTTAAATACTTCAGGTAAATCGGCATAACTTATCAGCTTTACTATATCTAAAAGGATACCTCCAGAATGACCAGAGAAGTCATATGAGTGACTCTGTTTATCATATAAGAAACCACTTCTTTTTACTACATCATGGGTTCTATCTGTCCAACCATCTGTAGTATCTATCCTAAGTATATCATTACCTATAGCTATCTTACCTGTTGTATCATCAGGAGTATATTTTACATGTTTTTCTGTATTGAAATGCCAGCCTTCAGCTTGCAAATCTACATTAGAATCTCTTAGTATATTGTATATAAATCCTATCTCTGGATTTGTTTTATCTATAACTGTTACTGGAGATTGACCTATAGCTCCCAGGATAGCATTTACAGCGGAGAGTTCGGTCTCGGTATCAATTGTCGTGGAAGCCATAAAAAAATTTTGTAATAAAAAAGGGAGACCGAAGCCTCCCATATGAATAATAAGTTAGAATGCTTGAGCAACTCCAGAGTTAGGAGCGATACCTGCAATCAATTCCACAGCAGCAGCTGGGTTTAGAGGCGCAGCACCCATAGCTAGTCTACCGAGAATAACATCTCCTTGGTAGATAACTGATACGTCACCTGAAGTTACCTGAACCTGTGGTCCGATAGCTTCTACACAACCAACAGCTTCTTTCTGGAAGATAAGACCGCAAGAGTGATCAAACTTAGCTTCTTCACCGTAGTCGTTAACTGTCTTCTGACCTGAAGGAGTAGCGTTCTCCTGCTGATCACCCATTGATTCAGCAACGAAGTCACCTGTGTTACCAGGATCAATTACACCAGGAGTAGTTGCATTTGCAGTACCATATTTAGTACCGAACTTACCGAAGAATGGAATGTTCATTGACTTGTAGATCTTGATGCCTGCAATCTCAACGATACCATTACCAGACTGACGTGAGTCACCTTGCTCGTCTCTGTTAACGAGTCCGTTCTCACCAACCTGTTGTATTAGTTCATAGTACTGTCTAGGGTTAAGTACACCTACTCTGCCTTCAGTTGAAACACCTTTCTCATCTAGTGCAGCAGCAGCATCATAGAAAGCGTTTACTAGAGATGATGCAACATAAGCATCAGCACCACTGTTGTTAGTACCAACACGAATCTGTGTTCCACCTGGCTCCTTAAAGTTAGTCTTAGTAATAGGAGAAGCTTGTCTAGCAGCTTTAGTTACTGCTCTAAAGATTCTTCTATCATAGTTCTCTGCAAGAGCATAACCAATCTTACGTGAGATCTCTCCCCTCAAATCGTAATGAGCAAGGGTCTCGTCCAGCTCGTAAACGAATGCTGAACTGATTAAGAGGTCATCGCACTCAATGGTTACTTCTGCTACTGGAGGTGCGCCATCGGTGTTACCTAATATGTTCTGGCCTGGAACATGGAACTCACTATTTGTACGGCCAGTGAAGATGAACTGTAATGAACGTCCGTTCTTCAATGTACGCTTAGTGATTAGATCCCTAGCAATTGTATTACGCTGGAATCCTTTAAACAACTCTCCTGAAAATAGTTTCAGATAGAGTGCTCTACGTGCAGCAGTTGTTGTAGCTGCACCATTATCAGCACCTCCCCATGTTAAGGAAGTGTTGTTATTATTATCTTGATGTGCCATTAGTATGGATAAATTTTATATTTACTTTCTTCAGCTGAAATTTTTTTTTGATCAATTTGTTTGTGGTCTATCCCACCGTCTAGACGGCTAATGGTATCCTACCTTGGCAGGGCAAAAGCCAATTAGTCAGAGATCCGACACTGAGGTGTCTCTGACCTATGGTAGTTTAAGTGCATACTTTCTACCATAATAAAAAAGGATAGTAATCCGAAGACCACTATCCATAGTTCGTTGAATCTCTTCACAGAGTAGAGAGTGCTTCTTCTAGAGAGATATCCTCATCGAATTTCTCTTTAGTTTCTTCATGCTCTTCTGGTTTGTTGTGATGAGACTGGGGTGAAAATGAGGTAACAGAAGCTGTCACCTTATTACTTTGATGAGCCATCAATTTACTTTGTAGTTTTGGTGTACTCAACGCC